CATACAACCCGAAATTACATTATGGAGTCTGTCAATGATGAGAGCATTGAGCCGAAAACCCTATAAGGGAGTAGATGCATTAAACGGAACAAACGGCGATACAAGAACGCTTATGAGCATTTTATACAAGGACTACGATTATGAAATGAAAATGATGGATGAAGAACGAAATCAAAGCCTTGATGATTTGCACGATTACGCAAGCGGAAATGACTTGAAACGAGCGTTAGGGCATCCCGAATTACAGAAAGAAAGAGAATTGCCGAAAGCACCATCAGATGCATCACAGGCAGAAAGTGAGGGTGAGAAATGAGTGACTTAATCAGCAGACAGGCGGCGATTAATACCAATACCAGAGCCGTGGAGAGGTGACAGTATATGCAAATAGATAGTAACAACCTTATACGAAAACTTCCTGCCATGATTCAAGGGAGACGCAAGTTTGCCAAAATCGCAGACGGTGGCGATTATCATGTTGGAGCAGTAGACGATTGGTGCCTGACATACAAAGAGGTTGTGCAAGCAATAGAAGATTACTGCGAATATATAGATACTGGAAAGTATAGGCTTTCGGCTCCAATCAACGGCAGTTGGAATGTGATGAATGCTTATCCTTACAAGGAAAGTGATGCAGAGAGGTGAACAGGATGACGAAAGCAGAAGCAATAGCAATGCTCAAACGGATACAAGAGCCAGAGGCATGGGAGCCACAGATAAATCAAGCGGCATTTGAAGCACTCGACATGGCAATCGAAGCACTCAGTCAGGAATCGAGCGAGGACGTTATAAGCAGGCAGGCAGTGCTTAGACTACCGCGAAATACCACCCGCAACTTTTTCGGGGAGATCGTTGAAGAATCCATTAATGTTGAGGAAATTGAAGCATTACCATCCGCACAGCCCGAAATTATACAGTGCCGGAATTGTAAGTTTGCAAGCGGCGACAGTAGGATTTGCATGAAGTTTGGTCATAGTCCGATTGGCGAACTTGATTTTTGTTCATGGGCAGAAAGGAAAACCGATGACTGAAAGTGAAAGAAAAACAATGATGATACTTGCCGATACACTGGAAGGGGAAATAAACAGAATGTGTGTCACAAAAGAATTATCAGAGTTTGATACGATGTACGGACACGCAAAGAAGAACCTTGAGAAATTATCAAAGATGATATATGACGCAAGATTTAGAGCAGAAAGGAGAACCGATGCGAACAATAACTTACACGTATGACGGGAAACACCCCACAAACAGAGATTATCTGGTGGCTGTTCTCGCAGATGCGATAGATGATGGCGGTGCTTCTTATGAGTCAGTGGCAGAGTATGATATAGCCTGTCCTTACACAAGCAACTCTGATTGCTTAAACGAACACGAGAGCAGCGAATACGGCTCTAAAGAGTACAGAGAAGGTTGCGTCAGATGCAAATTAGCGTGGCTCGACAGAGAGTATGACACATATCCTTCTGACGATGGTATCTGGGAAAGGAGAACCGATGAGTGATTTAATCAGCAGACAGGCGGCGATATCTCACGTGGACGATGTGCCATACATCAAGGAGCACCCGAACGTAGGCTTGCTATGGAAAGCGTGGATTGAAAGTTTGCCATCCGCACAGCTCTTCCATCCCGAAGGACGACGCACAGCGGATCATGAGCCAGAAAGGCTACCCGTGCAGGGTGGTCGACGGAGTCCTGGTATTCGAAGACGACTTGAGCCCAAGAGCACTTGGGATTCTTACCAACACACTGATGAAGATCGGGTACACCGCTTCATGGGAAGCACACAGGAGGGCCAAAGCATGAACGAGAACATCACAGGGAAGAGAATCAACGAGCTGTTGCGTGAGAAGGGAATGACGCAGCGCCAACTGGCTGAGAAGGTCATGACAACAGAAGTTTCGATGAGCAGATTCGTGAGCGGAGCAAGGGTTCCGAATGGCCCTATCCTGGCTAACATCGCGAATGTACTCGGGGTGACAACCGACTACCTCCTTGGGAAAACAGATAAGAAAGATGGATGGCCAGGAAAATGGATACTGTGTAGCGAGAGGATGCCGGAGGATGGAACATATCTAGCGACTATGGATGGAGAACTATGCGGGCAGGCAAAGGCATTCACAGGTATGTGTGGATTTGAAAACGGGAAATGGGATGAGGACGGAATGGTTGTTGCATGGATGCCATTACCAGAACCGTATAAGGGAGGTGAACAGGATGGATGATTTAATTAGCAGACAGGCGGCGATTGATGCCGTGTGGTGGTAGGAGGGACGCATGCTTAACAGTGGAATGTTTACGTCAGATACGTCAGAATGGGCAACACCGCAGGACTTCTTTGACAAACTGAATGCGGAGTTTCATTTCACGCTCGACCCATGCGCTACTCCCGAGAACGCAAAGTGCGGGAAATTCTACACGAAGGAGCAGAACGGACTCGCACAGGACTGGACGGGTGAAACGGTATTCTGCAACCCGCCGTATGGCAAGGAGATCAGCGCATGGGTTGAGAAGTGCTATAAACATAGTCTGAGTGGGGAGTGTGCGGTAATGCTTATCCCTTCTAGAACTGACACACGATGGTTTCATGAGTGGGTATACGGGAAAGCAGAATTGCGATTCGTCAAGGGCAGACTGCGTTTTAACGACAGCAAAGGCAGTGCGCCTTTCCCGTCACTCGTGGTCGTATACAGAGGAGCAACACATGATGAGAAGTTGCCACCTGCACAACTTAGCACGGACTTAATCAGCAGACAGGCGGCGATTGAAGCGCTACAAGGCAGAAAGTGAGGATAAGGAATGACAGCAGAACAATATCTTGGCCAGCTGCGGAACCTTGATGAATGTATCAATCAGGATCTGCGCCGGCTTGAAACATTAAGGGGCAGCGCCAGGCAGGACAGTGCAATTACTTATGACAGCGTGAAGGTCCAGTCTTCACCGCAGGACAGAATGGCTGACGTGTGTGCAGCCATTGTTGATCTGGACAGGAAGATCAACCAGGAAATTGACGCGCTGTATGATGCCAAGGAAAAGATCATCCTGCAGATCAGGCAGCTGCATGACGTGTACTGCAACGTGGTGCTATATTCCATATACGTGGAATACAAGTCCATGGCACAGACGTCACGTGATGCAGGGATGTCATACGACACAGTGAAGAAGTATCACCGCATTGGACTGCAGAAGTTCTATGACGCATACAAGGATGACATGGACTTCTTGGTGATCTGAATGGAAAATTGTCCCGCAAAGCGCCAGCAACCGCCAGCGTTAGTAATGTACAAAAGTATGGTGAAGCGTACAATGTAAGGTGAACAAATGGGCAAGGACTGAATAAGTCCTTGCTTTTGTTTTGCACTGATCTGTCCGATTCATGGACGCATCAGTCCAGCCTTGCTGGTGCAATCCGGACTTCTACGCGGTCCGGCGGGCGTTTTTCCATCGGCTCGACGAGCTGCAGCAGGACCAGGTCGAAAAAAAAATACCCCTCCCGGGGTCTCCTGGAAGGAGAATAAATGCGCAGAAAAAGGGCACCCGGGGCTCAAAAACCCCCGCCCCGCCTCGAAAAATGGGGCCCGGGGGTAAATGGTAGCAAATTGAAGGGCCCCCGGGTGTATAATCTTTACAGTGAATAATCAGGACGGAGCCCGGTGCCCCGTCCTTTTTCGTAAAGGTTCCTCGGTAAAAGGGAACCAACGGGCAACACACAAGGAAGAACAGGAGGCGGGGATATGTCGAGATCGGGGCGCTGGCCTATGATCCGGAGGCTTGCATGGGACAGAGATCGAAAAGCGCGGGCAGTTTGTCACATCTGCGGCCAGCCGATCGACTACAGTTTGCCGGCGTCGTCCTGTCCTGACGCATGGGAACCCGACCACATCATTCCAGTGAGCAAGAGACCAGAGCTTGAGCTCGACCTCAATAATATCAAGGCTTCGCACATGCGCTGCAATCGCGCGCGTGGCGATGGAACAAACGGAGAGAACAATCTGGGGATGCAGAGTCGCGTCTGGTGACCCGAGCGCCCCGGAGGGGAGGGGCCAGTAAATCTTTGCACACCCCCGGCGGGCCGAGACCACCCGCCCGCAGTCTTTTCCCCCTCCGCAACTTTTAAAACTTTTTTTTACAGGCAAAACACCGAAAGGCAAGGTGAAAAAATGGAAATAATCAAGATACCGATTGACGAAATCACGGAAGACCCGGACAACGCCAAAGACCACCCAGTGTGGCAGATTGAGCAGATAAAGAACAGCATCGAACAGTTCGGCAACCTTGACCCGATTGGGGTCTGGGGCGAGAACAATCTGGTTGTTGAAGGCAACGGCAGGTTGGAAGCCCTGAAGGAGTTAGGCTATACCGAGGCGGAGTGCATCCGGCTTGACTGGCTGACGGAAGAGGAGCGCAGGGCGTACGCGCTGGCACACAATAAGCTGACGATGAACAGCGGATTCATACCGGAGGCACTCGACACGAACCTTGCGGCGGTCGGGGAGATTGATATGAGTCTGTTTGGATTTGATGCGCAACAGGTTGAACCTAAAGATGAAGAGTCAGGAGAACAGCCTGAATCTCATTCAACAGATTATTCGACTGTACATTATCTTGTTAGCATTGACATCAACAAGCATGACAAACTGATCCCCTTGATGGAAGAGTGCAAAAAGATCGGGGCAGAGGTTGTTATGACGGAGAATAACCTATGAGAAAGCACGCTGCTATAGAGGCAGGGCATAGTGCTTTTACGCAAAGTTCATATTTTACGGATAAGGTTGCGATGCGGAAACAGGTGTGCAGTAAGTTGAGCGCTGTCGATGTGCTTGATTTGTTTGCCGGAAGCCATGATATTTGGGATGCCGTTGGATGTGATAGGTATTACGGAATTGACAACTATTTGAAAGGTGGCAATCTTCCAATAGACAATAGAAAAGCACTCCAGTATTTGGATTTGTCTCAATTTAATATAATTGACGCTGACGCATATGGAATGCCGTATGAGCAAATTCAAATGCTCTATGAAAATGGTACTATGAAATCGGGAACGGTCGTATTTTTCACTTGTATTACCGGGCCGATGAACCGATTGTCTAGACGATTGATTGATGATTTTGGCATTGATTCGGAATACAAAAGGACAAGAACATTGTTCAATCGTTATGGGTATAGATATTTTCATCAGATGTTAAAAAGCCATGGGATAAATGAGGTTGTCAGTATAATCCATGATGGTTCAATGCGTAAAGAATATGGATATTTCATAGTCAAATAAAATCTCCTTTCAGTGTTGATAGGTACAAACGGACATGATATTATAATCATGTAAGGAACAAACAAACCACAACACCGAAAGGAGATACAACATGAAGTACGGAATTAGCAGCAAAGATTATAGCAAGAACAATTATTATATCAAGAAGTTTGAAAGCGATGCAGAAGCGAATGAATGGCTCAACACAGAAGAGTATGATTTTAGAATTCGCGAACTGTATGACACTCTCGAAGACCTGATCAATGACAACGCATTTGTCAGAGAATCACTCGGCGATTGTAATCCCGATGAATCTCTCACGATGGAAGATTACGTAGAAATGGTGGATATCAGATGACGATGGCCGGAGCTGAACGGTGGAGAAAATGGAAAGAAGCTCACGGAGGCGATGCCACTAATGCAGAACGCAAGCGGAAATGGAGAGCTGAGCATCCAGACGAAGCAAAAGAAAAAAATCGGGAATATGTAAAGCGATACAGAGAACGTAAGAAATCACAGCGATGATGCCGTATAGGCAAAATCCGGAAAGGAAAAAGAATGAATACAATTTACCAGCCCAATGGTGCGGCAAGGGAATACTCGCCATATGCACTTAATATTTACATGACCTGCACACACGGATGCAGATATTGTTATGCATCGAGGATCAGGAGAATGGATAATGAATCCTGGATGGCGATGCCCGAACCGAGAAATAATATCGCCGAAGAACTTGAAAAGTATTTAACCAAAGCAGGAAACCCGAACGAACAAGTTTTGATGTCATTTATCGGAGATCCTTACTCGGAGACGAAAGATAACAATAAAGCAACACGTGATTGTCTTGGGATATTGTTGCGATATAAGGTGCCGATTGCTATTTTGACAAAGGGTGGGGAGCGATGCCTCAAAGATATTGATCTGTTTAAGAAATTTGGAAACCATATACAGATCGGAGCAACGCTGACATTTGATAATGATGCAGATTCCAAAGAATGGGAACCAGGTGCAGCAATGCCGAAAGAAAGAATTAATGCATTGCGAACATTACATGGTAATGGTATCAAAACATTTGTAAGTTTTGAGCCGGTAATCAATCCGGAACAGAGCCTGCATCTGATGGAAATGTCCAATGAATATGTTGATGTGTTTAAGGTCGGGAAGATAAACCATAATAAGGCTATTGAGCAATCAATAGACTGGACGGATTTTTTACAAAATACAGTGAATTATTTAAGAAAAATCAACAAGCCATTTTACATAAAGCATGATTTGAGGATAGCAGCTCCGTCAGTGAAATTATATGGCAACGAAGTATTGCAGGATGAATTTAATGTGAAGTAAATACAATAAGATATATGTTTACTATGGGAGTCTCAGAAATGAAGCTCCTTTTTAGTGGGAGATTATTATGACCGAAGCCGAAAAAATCTGCTCCAGCGTATCACCGAAACTCCACTCGCAGGCGGTCACGCTTGCTAATGCGGTGATGGCGTTGCAGGAGAAAAAGGAGGGCGAAGCATGTCAAAGAGCGCCGCGACAATCTGCAAAAAAGTGAACAAGGACGTCAAGTCCCAGGCGATGACGCTGGCGCGTGCCGTTCTGGCCATGCAGGAAAAGATAGACGCGCAGATCCCCGTCTACGAGAAGCTCCCCCTCGCTCAGATGCTCACGACCACGCAAGGCGAGAAGGCCCTGAAGAACAACCCGGCGATGCAGGAGTTCAGGGCGACCGTGCGAGACTATGCCGCGGCGCTGAAAGATCTCAACGCCCTCATAGAAGAGCACCCGGCGGAGCAGGCCCCGGCCGCGTCTCCGCTCGAACTGCTGCGTGATCGCTTCAAGACGGCCGAATGAAGGGCTATACAGAGCCGAGGATCTTCACTCCCCCGCTCCGGGATCTGACGGAGGAGACGAGTCTCGGGTACATGTGCGTCGAGTACATGACCAAAGTCCTCGGGAAGAAGCTCTACCCGTGGCAGGAGTGGTCACTGATCCACGCCCTGGAGATCACGGGCGACATCCGGAGAAGCTGGCGCTTCCGCTTCAGGACGGTCCTGATCGAAGTGGCCAGACAGAACGGCAAGACCGTCGACTCGGAGGGCATCGCGTCCTTCTTCCTGAATGTCCTGGGCGTCAAGAGCGTCTTCGGGACGTCCCTCAGTTTGGATAAGGCCGAGGAAGTCTGGGAGGCGGTCGTCGCTGATCAGGAGAACACGCCGGACCTCAGCAAAGAGATCGACCGCGTCGTCCGGACGAACGGCAGCAAGCGGCTGATCCTCAAAGGCGGCCGCGTCTACAAGGTCGGAGCACCCACGAGGCGCGCCGGCCGTGGAGACTCGAACGACCTGGTGCTCCTGGACGAGGTCCGTGAGCATCGGGACTGGGAAACATGGTCCGCTTCCGTCGCCAGCACGAACGCGAAGCCGAACGGCCTCGTGATCTGCTTCTCGAACGCCGGCGACCCGGACAGCATCGTGCTCCGGCAGCTCCGGAGCCAGGCGATCGCCGCGATCGAGGGCACGAACGCGATGGACCTCGGCGGCGAGATCGACGCCGCGACACTGGGCCTGTTTGAGTGGTCATCACCGGAGGACGCCGCGACGGACGACATCGACGCCCTCGCGCACGCGAACCCGGCCATGGGCTACGGCCTGCTCACGGAGCGGGCGCTGCTGGCCAACCGCATGACCTTCCCGGAGAACAAGTTCCGGAGCGAGTGCATGTGCCAGCAGGTCGAGACGATCCTGCCGCAGCCGTTCCCGGATGGATCCTGGGATGCCTGCCTGGACATCGAGTCGAGGATCCCGCCGGAGTCGGATCTGTACTTCGGCATAGACCTCAGCAACGACAGGCGCTGGACCTCCATCGGGGTCTGTGGACTCCGGGAGGACGGGAACTGGCACATCGAGGTCGTGGCCAGGGCCGTCGGAACAGAATGGGCGCTCGACTGGTTCAGAGCCAGGGCGCTCAAAAGTAAAATGAGGCTCGCCTTCCAGGGCCGCGGTGCACCCGTGACCGGACTGGCGGAGCAGATCTGCACGATCCAGAACGTGGAGCGCTTCGCCATCGAGGGCTCTGACCTGGCTGCAGGCTGGGGCCGCTTCTGGGACGGAGTCGCTGCGAGTGATCCGGCGCTGCCGAGGGGCGGCGCGAAGATCTACCACCTGCAGCAGCCGATCCTGGACACACCGGCGAAGACGATGCAGGTCCGCCAGATGGGCGGAGGCGTGGCGCTTCCGGATCGAAGGAAGAGTCCCGACGACATCGCGCCGCTTTTCGCCTGCATCATGGCGTTCACGGCGGCGACAAAAATAGAAAAAGACAGTACAAAGATTTACGAGTCTGCCTACGCCCGCGAGGGCTATGGGCTGGTCTTCTGCTAGGAGGCGTTTGAATGCCGAACATAATTCAGGCGCTCCGGAACCTTTTCGGGCGCAACGAATATCATATTGAGATCACGCCTGAGCAGATCCCGATCGTGGAGGGACTGACAGCGCGACAGCTTTACGCGACGCAGTCGAACCTGCACACGGTCATTTCGTTCCTCTCCGCCAGCGTGGCGCAGCTGCCCCTGAAGGTCTACACCCGGGACGGAGAGAACGCCAGGAAAAGAGATCGAACAAGCGCGGCGGCGAAGCTGCTCTGGCTTCCGAACCCGGACCAGACCTGCTACGAGTTCATCGAGGGACTGCTCACGGAGTTCTTCCTCATGGGCTCCGTTTTCGTGTGGGTCCTCCCTGATGCGGAATCTGCAAGCGGGTACCAGCTGAGGATCATCCCGAGAGAATGGATCGTCACGACGACCAGCGCGACCAACTACGCGCCGGACAAGATCAGGATCTCCGCAAAGACGGGATCAATCGTCGAGGTACCGCGTGAAATGTTCGTTCAGTTCAGGATGTATAACCCGGGGAACCCCGGCGGTTATCAGTCACCGATCTCGGCGCTTAAGCAGACACTCACGGAACAGGTCAACGCGGATAAGTTCAGGACGGACATCTGGAGATCTTCCGGAAGGTTCAACGCATATCTGACCAGGCCGGCCAACGTGCAGCCCTGGGATGAGAACCAGCGCAAGTCATTCCTCCAGGCATTCAGAGAAGGATGGGGCAAAGATGGCGAGAACCGTGGCAAGATGCCGCTTCTGGAAGATGGCATGGAAATCAAGACGTACCAGTTCAACGCAAAAGAGGCTCAGTACGCTGAGACCAAACAGCTCAGCCGCGAAGATGTGGCCGCTGCCTATCACGTAAACCCTTCGCTGATCTGGCACACGACTACGCAGACTTACGCGAGTGCTAAGGATAACGCCCGCTCGTTATACGCGGACTGTCTCGGTCCGGTGCTTCAGATGCTCCAGCAGCGCATCAACTCGTTCCTGCTGCCAATGATCGGCGCGGATCCGGACACTTACGTTGAGTTTTACCTCGACGAGAAGCTCAAGGGATCCTTCGAGGAGCGTACCGGCATCCTGCAGAGTGCTGTCGGTGGTCCATGGCTGACCCGGAACGAAGCCAGAGCGGACAACAACCTGCCACCGATCGAGGGCGGCGACGAACTGATCGTCCCGCTGAACGTCGTCGAGGGCGGCCAGGCAAGTCCGACCGACACGCACATGGAGAACGCCGGCTGCAGCTGTCACCTGCACAAGAGCAAGGCGGAGCCGATCCGGCTGAAGGCGAAGTCCTCGAAGGATGAGGACGATCAGATGACCGCGATCCTGCGGAAGTTCTTCAAACGGCAGGCCGCGTCCGTGATCCCGAAGATCGGGGCGAAGGCCGCGGCCTGGTGGGGCCAGGATCGCTGGGACGAAGAGCTCGCGGATGACCTGGAGCCGCTGATCGACAAGATTGCCGACGCCCACGGCAAGGAAGCCGCGGACGCCCTGGGCGCTGAATATGATCCGAAACGGACCCGGAAGTACCTCCGGGCGCTCTCTGAAGGCAGGGCCACGGCGATCAACGCCGCGACCTACAAGAAGCTGCAGGAGGCCCTGGAGTCCGAGGACGAGGAAGAGACACCGGAGAAGGTCTTCGAGAAACGCGAGAACGCGGACGCGGGATCTTTCGGCCGGTCTATGGCCACCGCCATCGCCGGCTGGGCGATGACCCACGAGGCCCCTGAACAGGCAAAAGCCCAGGGGATCCGGAAGACGGTGGAAAAAATGTGGGTAACCGGGGACAACCCGCGACCGGAGCACGCAGCCATGAACGGCGAGACCGTGCCGGTCGATCAGGAGTTCTCAAACGGCTGCTTCTGGCCCGGAGATGAGAATGGTGACGTAGATACTACTGCGGGTTGTAACTGCCACTGCGATGTTGTGATAACCGTAGGGTGATTGAAATGCCATATGTTGTATATAAACACACAAATAAAACGAACGGCAAATGCTACATAGGCATTACGGGTCGGGCAAATCCGAACAGACGATGGTGTGGTGGAGCGGGATATTCACAAAACGAATACTTTTATTCAGCAATACAGAAATACGGGTGGGATGGTTTTGAGCACTCGATTATAGCAGAGGGGTTATCTCTTGAAGAAGCCTACGAAATGGAAAAGAAGCTGATAAAAGAGTATGACAGTGTGAATCGGCTGTACGGTTATAACTTGGATTTAGGCGGAAACGGCGCCGGAAGTCGCTCTGAGGCAACAAGACAAAAGAATAGAGAGACGAGGATTCGATTATATCGCGAAACAGATTTAAGGCAAAAGATAAGCGAAGGTGGAAAACGTCGTTTTGCTAAAACTGAGGAACACGAGAAGTTGAGTCGAGCGGCAATTCTGCGAAATCAAGACCCGCAAAAATTCGAAAATATTTGCAATGGCAACCGTAGGCGTTGGGAAGACATTGTCGAGCACGAGAAAGTTAGTAAGAGCCTTAAAGATTATTACGCAAGCAATCCTAGCAGATGCAAAGAAATCAGTGATGAACGCAAACGTTATTTCGCTGAGCATCCCGAAAAGAAAAAGACCCGTGCCGTTGTTCAACTGTCGAAGGCAGGCGAAGTCATAAAAGTATGGAGCAATATGACGGAGGCCGCTAAACAATTTGGAACAAACTCGCAGAATATTAGCGCTGTTTGTAATGGCCGCAGGCGAATCGCTGGGGGCTATTCATGGAGGTACGCAAAGTGATACACATCGTAACAGGCCCGCCATGTGCGGGCAAATCAACATATGTTCGCGAGAATGCGAAGAGCGGAGATCTCAGAATTGATTATGATTTGATCGCTCAAGCGCTTGGTGCTGAGAACAGTCACGCCGCCGATGGAATCATTAAGCAGGCAGCTTTTGATGCGAGGGAAGGCGCAATCCGGACAGCGCTCAAGAATGCGGACGCTGAGTCATGGATCATTCACACATCACCGTCGGCGGAACACATGAAATTGTACGAAGAAGCCGGGGCAGACGTGGTCGCACTCGATCCAGGTTATGACGTCTGCATGGAACGCGCAAAACAGGACGAAAGGCCTCAGCAGACCATTGACGGCATCGAGAAATGGTATGCCGGCAAGAAAGGACGCAATATGGATCATAAGACTAAGAATTTCGTGCTGGTGAAATCAGACGAAGATGCGGGGAAGATCTCCGGATACTTCTCCACCTATGACAGGATCCCGGACAGCTATGGCGACGTGGTGGCGCCTGGAGCATTCACGGACACGATCAAGGCCCGCGAAGAATCCGGCCACAAGTTCCCGCTGTGCTGGAATCACGACCTGAACCAGATCATCGGGCAGGTCGACTCTATAGAAGACACAGAAAAAGGCCCGCTGATGACAGCAAGCTTTTTTAATACCCCGCTCGCTCAGGAGAAGCGCGAGATCGTCAAGAGCGGGGTCGTGTATCAGTTCTCATTTGCCTATGACGTCAGGGAAGCCGCGCAGGTGACCCTCGAAGACGGCACGAAGGCGAACGAGCTGCAGAAACTGGACCTTTTTGAGGTCTCGATCGTTCCGATCCCGGCAAACCCTCGCGCAGAGGTTACGGACGTCAAGTCCGGAAGGCGTAACAGTAAGAAGGACGCCGACGCTATTAAGCAGGCTATCGCGCTTTTACAGAGCGTGTTAGACGAGGCAGATGATGACGACGAAGGAAAGGACGACCCGAAGGACAACCCGAAAGGGGAGGATCCGAAGGGGAGCAATCCGGAGAAGGATCGCCTGCTCAACTTCATCAAAAATATGACAATAACGGAGGAATAAAACCATGACTCTCAAAGAAAAACTGAAGGCTGCCCAGCTGAAGCTGAAGGGCCTCGAAGCAAAGATCAACGCCGGCGACGCCGAGGCCATCAAGACCGCCGGCGAGCTCACCACCGAGATCGAGCAGCTGCAGGAGCAGATCAAGGCCGCCGAGAAGGCGCAGGCGCTCCTGGCTCAGATCGGCAAGAAGGGAGGCGAGGGGGATGACGGCGCCCAGGAGAAGCAGGCCCGCACCCTCGGCGATCACTTCGTCAGCGCCGTGAAGAAGACCGGCGTTCATGCCAAGCGCTTCAGCGTCGCTGCTTCCGAGTTCAAGGCCGCGACCGACACCCAGACCAGCCCTACCGGAATCAGCCAGTACGTGACCGACCTCGACCGTAACGTCGTGACCGCTCCCAGGACCGCGCTGGTCATCCGTGACCTTTTCGGCGCGGAGACTATCAGCGGCAACTCCCTGACGTACCTCATCGAGGGCGCCGTCGAGGGCGCTCCCGCGGTAACGGCAGAGGGCGCGAAGAAGCCTCAGATACACTTCGCAAATCCTACGCCCAAGACGGTCAGTCTCGACAAGATCGCCTGCTATATCAAGGAGTCCGACGAGTATATCAGCGACTATCCGTTCCTCGCTTCCGCGATCAACGGCCGTCTGCTTTACCAGCTCGGGCTCGTCGAGCAGAACTATCTGGTCGCCAGCCTGACCGGCACTTCCGGCATCCAGGCGGACTCCAGCTCCTGGACCGCAGCCATCAAAGCGGAAGCGCTCGCGGATCTCGTCTTCACCGCGATGATGGACGTGCAGGAGGTCTCCGGCTTCGCTGCTGACGCGATCGTTATGGCTCCCGCGACCTGGCAGACCCTTCGCCTCGGCAAGGACGGCGAGTCCCGCTACTACGGCGGCGGCTACTTTGCGGACGGCCAGGGCAAGCAGCTCTGGGGTATTCCCGTGGTCGTCACCACGGCCGTCACCGCGTCCCAGATCATCGTCGGCGCCTTCAAGGCCTGCGGCTCCGTCGTCCAGAAGGGCGGCGTGTCCGTGGAGGCTACGAACAGCAACGAGGACGACTTTGTGAATAACCTCATGACGATCCGCGCGGAGGAGCGCCTCGCTCTCGCCGTAAGACGTCCGGCAGGCTTCAAGCTCATCACGAAGGCCGTCTAAGAGAATAAAGCGGGGCGTCCCCCGGGGCGCCCCCTCATAGGAGGAGAAACCATGAAAGAGTACATCGTAAACGGCAAGCACTACCTCTTCAAAGAGGGTGAGCAGCCCGGGGGCGCCGTCGAGGTCAAGACCGAGGTTGAGTTCAAGACCGAGGCGGAGCCGCGGACCAAAGCGGTCAAGCCTGCAAACAAGGCAATGGAGACGAAGAAGAAATGAGTCTGGCCACAATCTGGGGATACAACTTGACAGAGGACGCCACGACCTTCACGGACCTGCTCACGGAGTCCGAGTTTGACGAGCTGACCGCTGGGAAGTACACCAGCGACCGCCGGACCGCCGCCGAGATCAAGGCGGCATCCGACGCGATCCGGAACTACTGCGGCTGGCACGTCTACCCGGAGGCGGCCTGCTCTCTCACGGAGCGGCTGCTGCACGGTGACGGACGGACGAAGCGCGTCGGCCGGGATCTTATGATCCAGCTGCCGGCCAAGTTCGTGACCGCGGTCAGCTCCGTGCTGATCGACGGCGTCGCCTATACGGACATCGACTTCGAGCGCAGCGGGATCCTCCGCGTCTTCGATGTGCCGGCGCTGAGCCGGAAGAGCCTCGTTGTCGTGGACTATAAGGCCGGGATCCCGGACGCGCTCATGGCCTCCGTGAAGGAGCTCGCAGCGCATCGGGTGGCTCATGCCCTGGCGTCGCCCAACGGCGTCATGAGCGAAGCGGCCGGCGGCGTGTCTGTCACTTATAACGCGGCGTGGGTAAACTCTGCCAGGGCCTCCGCTCTGCCGGACGACGACAAAGAAGTCCTCGCGCCGTATAGGATCCAGGGGGTGTTCTAATATGGTCGGAAGTTTTGCAAACGACACGATCACGAGACTCCGCCCGGGGATCGTGTCAGTCAGGGGATCGGACACTCCTGACTGGGGACAGTCTTCCTCCTTAGAAATAGCAGGGTGCTCCGTTCAGCCCGCAGCCACTTCGCTGTCTGAAGATGGCCGGGTGCTCGGGATCATGGACGGAGTGACCTGCTATTGTCCGTATGACGCGGACGTGCAGGAGGGAGATCGGATCCAGTTCGAGGGTCAGATCTATGAGATAAACGGAGCGCCTCGAAAGTGGCGATCTCCGACGGGGAACAGGAGCAACCTGCAACTGAACCTCGTGAGATGGAGAGGCTAATGGATGGCTAAGCAGATAAAACTGGAATTTAAGAGCGAAGGCTTCCGCGAGATCCTCTGCGGAGGGGGCGTTCAGAGCGCCGTGTCAAGCGCGGCCGAGCAGATCCGCGCCAGGGCCACGTCCAACATCGCCGGAGAAAGCGAAGGCTTCTCGGCGCATGTATGGCAGGGCAACTATGGCGGCGGCCGTGTCATCGGCAGCGTAAGCACCACGGACTACGAGTCCCAGAGAGCGGAGGCGGAAGACAAAGCGCTCAGTAAGGCGGTGACAGGGTAATGGAAATTCAAAGAAGCATAGACATCGAGGACGAGATCCGGCAGGTGCTCGCGAAGCATCTGACCGCATACTGCCGCCCGCTTCCGAAGGACTTCTCGACGCCCTGCATCCTGGTCTCTCAGGTCGGAGGCTCCGACCTGAACCAGGTGGACACGCTCGAAGTCGTCCTGGACTCCAGGGCCACCGGAGAAGCGGACGCACTGCTGACTCTCCGGAACGCCGTGGGGATCCTGCGGCAGGCTGCGAAGTCTCAGACATCGGCCATCAGACACATCACAGTCAATAGCTCCGGCTCGTGGGGAGTGGACCCCGTGCGGCCGGATCTCTCGATGTGCTCGGCGCGGATCCGCGTCGTCGCGCATCTCGAAACCGCAAATATTTGAATACAGGAGGAAAACACAAATGACTAACGCTGTAAACATCGGAACCGGCAACGCTTCCGGAATGTTCTATCATGCGCCGCTCACTCCTACGCCGCCCACGATGCCGGTCTCTCCCTTCGACGAGATGACTGGCTTCACTGAGGTTGGATTCGTCGGTGAGGACGGGCCCTCGTGGACTCCCTACGGCTCCACGGAGGTGATCCGGGCATGGTCTCTGGCTACGGTCCGCAACATCAAGACCGAGAAGGGCTCCGTCACCGTTCCGGTGATCTCCACGACCGAGGAGTCCCTGAAGACCGTGTTCGGCGCTGGCGCCGTCACGACTGCGGCAGCTACGGCAGAGCACGGCAAGCTCACCACCGTCAAGACCGAGGACGGCCCGTACAACGAGGACGAGGCATTCGTTCTGGTCGGCAAGGACGGCGACGACGGCATCATGCTCTCCTGCGCTTCCGGTCGTGTGACCGAGATCGCGGAGATCGGTCTCGCTCCCGGCGGCGCGATCATCTGGGGCATCACCATCACTGGCGACTGGTCCTTCGTCAAGGACGACGGCCAGGTAACCACCAGCGGCTAATTAACACAAGGAGGAAGCAAACATGGCAGAATTTACACTCAAACGCCGCAAGGCGAAGACCCTGAAGATTCACATCGACGACCAGACTTATGAGATCCCGCTTTCCGGAAGCCTGAGGCCGAAGGAAGTGGCGAAGCTCGACACCGTCGACGCCACCATGGAATTCATGAAGCGCTACATCCCGGCCGAGGTCATCGACGATCTTACCCAGGACGAGTACAACGACATCGTGAAGGCCTGGGGCGAAGCCTCCAACCAGGAAGCGGGGATCAAGACGGGGGAATGATCGGCCTCGCGAAGTTCGTCGAAGAACACCGCGGGGCAATCGAATACGACCTACTCCGGAAGACCGGGCACGAACTGAACGACATAGGGAGCACCCTCTCGTGGGGTGCTCTCTCCTCGTTCGTCACTAACCTGGAAGCCGACTCGGCAACGGCTCGCGAGATCGAGCCGGAGCTGTCCGGCTGGGCGACGGCCGCGAAGACGAACGCCATCCTGGCGGACATCTTCGACCTGCTCGCCGCCATCAATGCAAACCTGAAGGCGCTCGGCTCCGGAACAAGGGCGAAAACCCCGGAGAAGTACCCGAGACCTCAGAAGAAGAAAAAAGACAAGATTTTCACCTCGTCCCTGCCTATGGCGGAGATGAGAGAGTGGATAGAAGAAAGGAGGCGAAGACGAAATGCCCGGCATGATTGAAGTCGCACAGGCAACTGTTACGATCATCCCTACAATGCAGGGGGCCCAGCAAACCATCACGAAGGAAATGACGGGTGCCGGAGAAGCAGCGGGCACGGCCGCCGGCAAGACTGCTGGAACCAGCATGGCTTCGTCCCTCGGCTCCACAATGAGCAAGGCCGGCAGCTCTCTCACAAAGAGCGTCACGCTGCCGCTGGCGGCGGTCGGCGCTGCATCCGTGGCCGCCTGGAAAGAGGTGGACTCAGGGCTCGACACGATCGTCCAGAAGACCGGTGCCTCCGGGGAAGCCCTGGAGAGCATGGGCGATATTCTGACCAATATCACCGCGACGATCCCGACTGACTTCGCCACCGCAGGCTCGGCGATCGGCGAGGTGAACACGCGCTTTGGCGTAACAGGCCAGGAGCTCGAAACACTCTCCGGCCAGTTCATCAAATTCGCCGCACTCAATAACCAGGACGTCTCGACCTCCGTTGACAACGTGAGCAAGGTCCTCGCCGCCTTCGGCATGGACGCCAGCGACGCCGGCACGATGCTCGACGCCCTGAACACCGTCGGCCAGCAGACCGGCGTGGACGTCGGATCCCTGGCGCAGCTTATGAGCGCGAACGCCGCCTCCTTCCGGGAGATGGGCATGAGCGCAGAGGAGGCCGCCTCCTTCCTGGGCGCGGCCGATATGGCCGGCATCGACTCGACGCAGATGGTCATGGGTCTGAGAACGGCCATGAAGAGCGCGGCCTCTGACGGCACGACGCTCGACACCGTGATCGCGCAGTTCAGCGAGACCATGGCCAGCAACGCCTCCGAGTCTGACAAACTTGCGGCGGCTTATGATCTTTTCGGATCCAGAGCCGGCGCGTCTATCTATAACGCCGTGAAGAACGGCACCCTGGACCTTGCCACATTCACGTCAAGCCTCGGCGACTTCGAGGACTCCGTTTCCGAGACCTTCGAGGGCACCCTCGACCCGATGGATCAGTTCACAACGATAATGAACCAGCTGAAGTCGGTCGGCGCGGATCTCGTGACCGCTATGGGGCCGGCGCTCGTCGACGTCCTCGGCACCGTGGCTGACGTCGTCGGAACACTCGCGGACGCCTGGGGCAAGCTGTCCCCGGAGACGCAGAGCTTCATCGTCAAGATGGGCCTCCTGGCCGCCGCTGCGGGCCCCGTCCTGTCCGTCGGCGGCAAGGCCGTCAGCGGGATCAAGAAGATCTCCGGCGGCATCTCCGCCCTCTCTGGCAAGCTCTCCGGCGCGATCTCCAGCCTCGGATCCTTCGGATCGTCCGCCTCCTCGGCGGCATCCGGCGCGTCCGCAGCCGGCAGCTCCTTCGCCCAGATGGGCGGCCAGGCACTCCTGCTCGTGGCAGCGGGCGCAGCGATCCTCCTGATCGCTGAAGGCATCAAGATCCTCTCGGACGCTGCGATCGCTCTGGCCCAGGAAGGCCCGGGCGCCGTGGCCGTCCTCGTGCTCCTCGCCGGCGTGGCCGTCGGAATGACTGCGGCCATCGTCGCGATCGGGTCCGCTGCGACCGTCTCGGCCGTCGGACTCCTCGCCATGGGCGCGGCCGTGCTTATGATCTCGGCCGGCATCGCCATCCTGGTCCTGTCCCTGGCCGTGTTCTGCGAGCAGCTGCCGACGATCGCCGAGTATGGCGGATCCGCGGCCCTGGCTCTCGTGGAGCTGGCGGGGGGCATGGCCCTTATGGCCGCCGGCGCTGCAACTCTGACCGTCACGCTCCTGGCGCTGATCGTGCCGATGGGCGTCTATGCGGCGGAGCTCGTGGCGCTGATCGCCACGACCGGCCTGTTCACTGCTGCGCTCGTCCTGGAGACCGCTGCCGTCGTCGCTCTGACTGCTGTGCTCGTGGTTTCGGCCGGGACAGTGACGCTTCAGACCGCGGCCGTGATCGCGGCCGCCGCAGCTATGGGCCTATACTCCGCGCAGACGCTCCTCGCGACTGCCGGCGTCACGGCCTTCGCTGCCACTGCCGCCCGGGCCACCGCTGCCGTGCTTGCCTGCACGGTGGGGATCGTCGCCGGGACCGTGGCAAACGCGGCCTGGACGGTCACCGTCGTGGCTGCAGAGGTCGCGATGGTCGCACTCCTCGCGGAGCTGCTGCTGGTGGACGCCGAGCTCGTGATCATGGCGGGGGCGCTGACCCTCGTCTCCGGATCCATGTCGGACATCGCGGACAGCGCGAGATCTGCAGCGGATGACATGCGCTACATGGTCAGCGCCGTGGACATCGTCGACCAGATCCTGAAGACGCTGAAGGACACGGCAGGCGACGTGATCGGCTTCGTCGTCGGTCTCTTCTCCTCCGGATCCCAGACGATGGACAACACCGTCACGACGAACGTGGCCAGCATGACAGCGACAGTCATGACTGGCGCGCAGACGATCCAGACGACCTGGACGCAGATGTTCACCGCTCTGGCGCTGGCCACTACGGTCCGCTCCGCCGGGATCAGCTCGGCATGGACGAGCACCATGAACAACCTGAACAGCACAACCCGGTCGCAGATGACCGGCGTCAAGTCTACGATCCAGTCGGCGCTGCAGGAGATCCAGAACCTGTTCGCGAACACGGAGCTGTCTTTTAATCAGCACGTAAAACTCCCGCACTTTTCGATGTCCGGAAAGTTCGACGCAGAGACGGGGAAAGTCCCGACGGTCAACGTTGACTGGTATAAGAAAGCGGCAACACAGGGCGCGAGGTTCAGCAGCCCGACGATCATCGGCGTGGGCGACGCCTCGCAGCCTGAGCTCCTGATCGGGGAGCGGACACTCTACCAGCAGATTAGCGAGGCCGCCGGATCCGGCGGCGACACGATCATCCCCGTCTACCTGGGCGGCGATCTGATCGACACGCTGGTCGTAAAGGCTAACCAGCGCAACAACTACAGAAGCGGAGGTAGAGCATGAGCATCCGGCTGATTATCAACGACACAGAAATAAACCTGAATAAGGGATCCTACAAGGAGGTCCCGAAGGTTAAGGAAACACGAAACGAAACAGAGGCGGGAACCACGCACCGCGACATCCTCCGGACGGGGATCGGCCACCTGGAGATCTCCATGAACGCCGACGAGACCGAGAAGGCCTTCTTCGACGCATGTGCAAACGCTTCGACGCTCTCCGTCCAGTTCTGGTCGGAGAGCGCGCGCGACATGATCACGAGGACGATGTTCCTGGATCCGGAGTCCTACACGGCGGACCTTTACGCCGTGAACGGCGGCCACCGGTTCTACGACGTCTCCTTTACGCTGGAGGAGTTCTGACATGTATGGAGTATCTGCCGACTATATCAAAGCTATAAAACAGCCGGCGATCCGGTCCAGAGTCACCGGCACGATCGCCGGCGTCCCCTTCGGAGACGACAACATCCTGGAGGGCAGCTTCTCCATCACGAACCAGAACAGCGGGAACGAGAACGTGCAGATTGGCACCGTTTTCATCGGTGAGCTGTCCATCACGCTCCGCGGGCTGGATCTGGGCCGCTACACCCTGAACAACATGGAGATCATGCCATACTTCGAGCTCCTGCTCGAAGACGGGGCGACCTGGGAGTCAGTGCCGCTCGGGCGTTTTTACGTCGGGGAGGCAAACCACACGGCCGCCGGCATCGTAATCAAGGCCTACGACGTCATGAGCAAGTTCGACAAGATCTGCACCGGCGCCGCAGTGACCGGGACGCCCTACCAGCTGGCGAAGCTCGCGTGCGACGCCTGCTTCGTGACGCTGGCCACTGATCAGGCCACCTTCTCCGGCTTCGCGAACGGCTCCGAGGTCCTGGGCCTCTGGCAGGACGACACGGACATCGAGACTTGGAGGGACTTCCTCTCCTGGGTCGCTCAGGCCTGCGGCTGCTACGCCACCTCGAACCGGTTCGGCCAGATCGAGTTCCGGCCGTACACTCAGGACGTCGTCGATGTCGTGGATCCGACCGGGCGCTTCAAGGGCGCCAGCTACTCGGACTACGAGACCCGCTACACCGGGATCTACGTCACGAACATCGAAGACAGCACCATGGACTACTACGGCCTGCCGCAGGACGACGGTCTGACCTACAGCCTCGGCCAGAACCCGTTCCTGCAGTACGGCACGAACGAAGCGAAGGAAACCATCCGCAGGGCGATCCTGAACAAGCTCGCCCTGATCTGCTACGTCCCGTTCTCCGTCACGCTGGCCGAGAACCCGGCCTACGACCTGGGTGACGTGCTCAGCTTCCCGGGAGGCCTGGGCGATGGGGACAAGCTCTTCTGTGTAAACAAGTACACCTGGAACTACCACAAAGGCATCACGCTCGAAGGCGTCGGCGAGAACCCGGCGCTGGCATCCGCGCAGAGCAAGACGGACAAGAACATCGCCGGCCTGCTCTCGAAGATAAACGACGACCGGATGCACTACTACGACTTCCTGAACGCCGCGGATCTGGTGATCCGCAACGGCGAGACGGAGGAGATCATCAACCTCCGATTCGTGACCACGAAGGACACCCACGTCGACTTCCATGCCGAGCTCCGGGCTCTGATCGAGACCCTGGAAGAAGTGGATGGCAACGAGTACACGGAGCACGACGTCACGGGCACCGTGACCTACTTCCTGAACGAGGAGCTGATCGCCTACTATCCGGTCTTCACGGAGTTCGACGGCGTGCAGCTGCGGCACCTGCTTTACTTCTGGCAGACCAGCGCGAACGTCATCGGCACCTTCCGCGTCACGCTCACCGCCCGCGGCGGGGACATCACGATCCCGGCCGGACATCTGCACGCCTACTGGGCGGGCGAAGGTCTCGTGGGCGAAGTGCTCGACACGAACCCGAGCTTCACGGACGAAGTGCAGCCGCTCCGCTTCTCGATCTTCGGCGCGATCAGCGACGCAGCTGCAGCCGGAACGGAAACGCCTGCCGGGGACAGCCTGGCCGAGAACGTGGCCGCCCTGCGGTTCGACGCCGTGCTGGCAGCGTACACGGAGGAGGCGGAGACCTTCTCCGGCATCACGATCACGCCGTACCTCTCGACGGAGTACATCATGCAGGCCACGGTGCCGGTCGTCGGGACCGTCTGGATCGCCGACGAGAACGGTCAGTACATCGAGACGGTCGACCTCACCGGCGTGACCGGCTTCCACTCCTACACCGGCGGCGCCCTGTCCTATCAGTGCAGCTTCGACTCCGGAGCGACCTGGAAGGGCTGGAACGGCTCCGACTGGGAGACCGATCTGGAGATGACCTACGCCACGATCCACGCGCTCACGGGCACGGAGTTCGGCTCCGGCGCGGTTCGTATCAGGATAATTTTCGACAATGATGAAAAAATCAGCGGCTTCACCGCGATAGGAGGACGATGATGAACGACAAGATCCCCGCCCTGCGGTTCGACCACAAACCGATCCGGGGGCACATAACTTTTGAGCTTTTCGACGCGAAGACCAAAGAGCTGATCCAGAAGGTCGAGAAGGAGAACATGGTCACGAACGCGATCAAGACCATGCTGCAGGCCTACGCAGCGACGAACCAGATGGAAAACGTCATGCCGCTCGCGACTGTCGGCCTCGGCGGCCTGCTCATGTTCGACGACGAGCTGACGGAAGACGTCAACAACGTGATCTTCCCGATGGGCGCTCACCTGGTCGGCTATGGGATGCAGGACGTCAACACGGAAAACACGCTGAGGGGCTCGAAGAACGTCGCCGAGTCCCTCGTGAAGCTCGGCGAGAACGGCCGGTCCGTCACGGTCTGGGACTTCGGCACCAGCCAGGCGAACGGCACGATCAAGTCCGTCGCCCTGACCAGGAACGCGAACCCCTTCCGGCCGCTCTCGAACGGCGTCGTGGCCCGGGCTAACTACTACCGCGGATCAGACCGCTACATCTACGACAGCAACAGCGTCCTGGCATACGAGGACGGCTACATCTACGTCGTACACTCGATCACATCCAGCAGCGAGAGGACGGGCACCTACGGGGACTACACCTACACCCGCACCTACTCCATGACGATCTGCAAGACCTACTGCCCGATGCAGAACTACAAGGTCGGAGACCAGCCGACGAACAGCCTCGCGACTGAGAACAGCGTCCATCAGGTCCTCACCTGGACACAGGTCGGCCATAACACCGACCCGGACCTCGGCAACCGCGAGCAGGTCCGCGTGGACTTCGAGCAGGACGGCACCGCCTACGTCATCTGGTCGCCCGGTAACTCCTCCGGCAGCGGCGAGATCTGGGTCACAAAGATCACCCGCGATGGCCTGGAGTGGTCTGCAGAGGACACGAAGATTATCGCCATGACCGGCTGCCAGTGCCTGAACGGCTACCACGCGGTCGTGGACGGCCACTTCATGGTCGTCTCTTATGATCTCCACTCGATCTACAGGGTAGACATCAAGAACCCGGTCGACATCCGGCAGATCGTCCTGCCTGAGGGCTACTATGTTTACAACAGCAACTTCTGGCGGACTGCGGCGCTGGGCGGCGGCCTTTTCTTCACCGCCTATACAAACCGGACCGTCGGCATCCAGACCGTGACCTACTACTGCAACGCCATCCTCTACCCGGACTACACGGTCGTCCTGGACGGCGCCTTCAGCTCCAACATCCGCATCGCGCGGCATGTGTCGCTGCCCTTCGCGAATGGCTATCTTTTCGGAGGCGGCGACGACGGGTATTCTACGCAGTACGTCTACGGCCGCTACGCCAGCAACTACCTCGGCACGATCGCGAACCTTGCGACGCCGATCGTGAAGAACGCCAGCCAGACGCTGAAGGTGACCTACACACTGACCGACGCATAGGAGGGCCGCGCATGAAAAAAGTATTTTATGAAGGCGAGAGCAAGGTCATTCGGAGGATCGTCGAGCTGCTGAACCTGAAGCCGGAGCTTGGCGAAGGCCACGAGGACGCCTACTTCGGAGACCTCAGCAAAGAGGCCTACGAGCACAGCCAGCTCCGGAGCGGGAACCCGCACCGGGTCACGCTCGCGGATCTCGGCCTCGAAGGCATCCTGGACAAGATCAACGCGATCATGCTGGCCATCGGCATGACGCGCAGCTGGGTCACCCACGCGAACGAAACGATCGTGGACCACAATGGCGCGCCCATCTGGTTCCACGGCGCAAGCGCTGAGGACGACCAGAACTACCTGCTCTGGCATTAAGGAGGGAAAGAAATGGCTGAAGGAACTGCAAAAACAATAGACCAGCTGCCGACTAAATCGAGCATTCTTGGAACGGACTTTATCCCGATCGACGACGGCACGCAGTCGTACAAGGTCACCTGGGCGGCGCTCCTGGAACTGACCGGCGGCATCGCCTCCGTGACAGCGTCGGGGAACACCCTCACGATTACGACCAGGGACGGCACCGTCTACAGCTTCACCCCGTCGGACAGCTCGAAGCAGGACCGCCTGACCTTCGACGCCGTGCCGACGAATGGGTCCCAGAACCCGGTGACATCGGACGGCGTGTATGACGCGGTCCACGAGGTCAGCACTGCCCTCGCAAGCGAGGCCAGCACGGCCCGCGCAGCTGAGGAAGCGAACGCCCGGGCGATCACCGTCCTGAACGGGGACGCCTCGACGGAAGGCTCCGTCGAGAATACGGTGGCCGCCTACATCACGGAGCTGGTCGCCGGCGCGCCGGCATCCCTGGACACGCTGAAGGAGATCGCGGACTGGATCGGCACCCACGCGGAGAGCGCCGCGGCGATGAATACACAGATTAACACCAACAAGAAAGACATCGCCGCGATCAAGCCGAAGGTCCTCGTCTACCAGTACATCGGGTCGGACGGCTACCTCTACAACTCATACACCAAGGAGGCATAAAGAATGGCAGAAATAACAGCAACCGAGCGCGCGCTCAATCACCAGGACGGGATGGACATCAAGGACGCGCTCAACAGGATCGCGGCGGCCAACGAGGCCGCGGCTGCAGCACTCAGCACCACGGACAAGAAGCTCTTCGGCTACCGTCTCTACGACGGCGAGAGCGATCCCGAGACGCGCGTCACCTACCTCGCGGACAACGCGACGTTCGCGAAAGCCTACATGGACTACACGAACGGCCGGTTTGTCTACGGAGGATGGGCCGACGCCTTCTTCCTCCCTCGCCCCTGCATGCTCAAGTACGACGGGACGGTCGACTACTACCTCGACCCGGACGACTACACGAAAAAGCTCGACGGCTCCGCCTCGAACATCGCCGACACGTCCTACGGCGGCAACGCGATGATGGAGTGGCCGAAGATCTACGTCAAGAGGGTCGTCACGGACTCATACTACGAGTTCTACTGCTCCAACTACAAAGCGGACGACGACTTCGTCGCGTGGAGCAACTACAACGCGAAGGGCGAGACGAATCATTTCTACACGCCGATCTATTTCGGCAGCTACGACGGGACGAGGCTCCGTTCTCTCTCCGGTCAGGCTAACATGGTCTCACAGACCGCCGCGACGGAGCGCGCAAGGGCTCAGGCGAACGGCGACGGCTGGGACATCGAGACCATGGCGGACCGCCTCCTGATCTGCGACCTCCTCGTCCTCATGGCGAAGACGACCGACACCCAGACAGCATTCGGCGGAGGCGTCAACGGCGCGAGCGCTGCGATCGCTCCAGGAACCATGAACGCGAAGGGCCTCTTCTGGGGCTCCCGCGACGCGAAGACGGGCGTCAAGGTATTCGGCATGGAGAACTGGTGGGGCAATATCTGGCGCCGCGTCGTCGGCTACGTCGTCGACAAGGGGACGCAAAAGATCAAGCTCACCATCGGAACACAGGATGGTTCGACGGCCGAGGGTTACAACCTCACCGGCGAGGGCTACGTCGCGATCAGTGACGCGACTCCGGGCGGATCCTCCGGCGGATTTATCTCGAAGATGAAAAACACGAAGTTCGGACGGCTCCCTCTCACGATGAGCGGCTCCTCCACGACCTACGAGTGCGACGCGGCCTGGTTCAACAACTCGATCGTCGCCGTCGCCTGCTTCGGCGGGAACTGGAACTACTCGACGAGGGTCGGGGCGTTCTGCGCGTCTGTCTACGGCCCCGCGACGAATGCCTGGGCGGCCCTCGGCGCCGCGCCTTCTTACAAATAACCTTTTCGGGGAGGGGTCGGGGGAGGGATCTCCCTCTCCCCGGTCCGCTCACCGAATAACATCATATAGGGACTCGGGTCGGCGATTGGTGCCGTCGCCT